CAGCCCTCGATCAGTATGTGGAGTGTGAGAAGGATGTCAGAAGCAATGATGCGCTCATGGACGAACAAGGAATTGCTCGTTTTAAGCGCGTCGCCGCTCTCCTTTGGAGCAATGTATTTGCCGACATGGAGAAATCCATTGCCGACGGTACTATTGTTCCGAAGCACGGGCCTGGAGCCACAGCCGATCGTCTTGCAGGTAATCGCAAGTATGATCAGCGAGAATGGACCCAGCGTTTGGACAGGATATTCCCAGTTGGGGATTTTCTCCTTCCGAACTACAGATACTATCAGTATCTCGCACGTGTTGACATCCTCGAACCCGGTTCTGAACGGCCCGTTAGGGTCATTACAGTTCCTAAAACGTTGAAGACACCACGGATCATAGCTATTGAGCCGACCTGCATGCAGTATGTGCAGCAAGCGATTAGCGAAAGACTCGTGGAGGACCTGCAGAATCGACAACTCTGCATGGACTTCATCGGATTCTCTGACCAAGTCCCTAATAGGACTCTGGCCAAAAAGGGTTCCAGAAATGGTTCTCTGGCAACGCTAGATCTTAGCGAAGCCTCCGATCGTGTCTCCAATCGGCTGGTGCAGTTTCTGTTTTCCGGTTATGGATTCCTTTCTGAAGGGATTCAAGCCTGCAGGAGCTCTAAGGCCGACGTTGATGGTGAGGTCATAGACCTTGCCAAATTCGCGTCGATGGGTTCAGCGTTATGCTTCCCCGTAGAGGCTCTAGTGTTTACCACACTAATCTTCTGCGGAATCGAAGAGACGCTCAACCGCCCATTAACCCTGAAAGATCTCAAAGGTCTGGAAGGTCGGGTACGTGTCTACGGGGACGATATCATTGTCCCTGTGGAATTTGTGCATTCCTCGATCAAGTGGCTTGAGGACTTCGGTCTGAAGGTCAACAAAGGCAAGTCTTTCTGGACCGGAAAGTTCAGAGAGAGTTGCGGAGGGGACTTCTACGACGGGCATTGGGTAACACCCGTGCGTGTTCGTGAGATGATCCCTTCGTCGAGGAGTACTTCTCCTGGTGGATTAATATCTACCGTTTCGCTCAGAAACCAGCTATATGATGCTGGTCTATGGCGAGCGGCC